ATCGTCAATTAGTAATAAGTTTCCTAAAGCATACTTTTTAGCATAAGAAGAAGCTGAACCAAATTGCTGTGGTACTTGCATTCCTTTTTGATTTAAATCTACTCCTACTATAGCAGTAGTTTGTAATTGATTAATACCATTATTGTCATATACTGTAACAGTAGATTCAATCATTGGTAAACTATCGGAGCTTAGTAGTCTTTCAGTAATTGTAAAAGATACACCATACTTTTCGTTAAATGGTTTTAAACCTTCTAAAATATCTTCAGCTGAACGGAAATTGTATTTAACAAAGCTATTGTATCTTGATTTGCTTGCTTTAAATTCTATTTGAATTCTGCTTAATTTTTCGTTTAAAGATAGTTCTTTCATTTTTAATTTGTTTTAAGTTCGTAAATTTGTTTCTTAATTAATGTTTTATATTCTTCTGTTATACCTTCCTCTAATGCTTCAAAGCAATAAGTAGCAAGTGTATTGTTTTGATGTTTAAGCTTACATATTTCTGCTTGTAAAGCTTCTATCTGAAATCTGTTAAAGTCTATTAAATCTTTCATAATTGATTAAATGTTTTCTATTAATAATACTACTATTGTACATAGTCCAAATACTATTAGTAATCCTAATGCAATACCTTGTAAATCTTCTTTTAATTCTTTTCTAAAATTTTTCATAATTATTTATTTGTTATTTTTTGATGAAGCAAATATATAACGAGTTTTTGAATATGCAACTATGATTTTAAATTTTAACAAAATTTTAACATTTAACAAAAAAGGGTCGCTTATTAAAGCAACCCAATTTCGAACCTTAAAACATATTTAAAAAATCAGAAAAGAAGTGTTTGTTGTGTATAGTAGTCTATTTTTTCTTGCAACTCTACGTCTGTAAACTTACAAATTTGTTTTGATTTAATCATAAGTTCATCAGCAAAGTTATTACCAAATTGTAAACAAAGTTTTTTGCCAAATTCATATTGCATTCCTTGTGAAGCAATGTTGCATCCATAACATTGAACTTGCACATTATGTTCATCCCAACGTGTACTATAATGTCTTCTTGATGCAAAATGCCCAGCTTGTAGTTTCTTGTAATGGTCTTTTTTACCACAAGTATAACACTCAGCTATTTCATTAACAGCATATCTTTGTCTTATATAAAGACTAAAGACTGAATCAAGCTTTTTAACAAGCGAACTTCTTGTTGGTTTCTTTGCCATTTAAGTTGTGAATTATGTTTAATTTAGGTTTTAGAAGTTTAATATATTTCTCTTCAAGTTTTAAAAGTTCTTGTTCAGAAATTTCAGAAGGAAGTTTTGCAATTATAGAAAAGCTATCAAATTCTTTTCCTTCATCTTTTTTATGGGTAAGTATTCTACTTTGTATATTTATAGTTTTACCTACATATACAATTTCATTGTCTTTAATTAAACAATAAATAAACTTAAAGAATTGAATATCTTTTTTAGTACTTATTAAATAACTTTTTAAATATTCTTTTTTATTTTTATTAGTTATTTTTTTATCTAAATCAATACTATCTTTATTAGTTATTTCTTTATTTTGCTTTTTAAGGAATTTAACATTGGTATAACCTCTTTTAGTAGTTATCCAATTTTTAAAACTTTGATATTCTTTTTCTGAATAAAATACTTTATTATAGCTTTTATTAGTACCATAATATTCACATTTAACTAAATATTCTAATTTCATTTTATATATGTATTATTTGGTTTTAAATATTACACAAATTTAAATAAAAAAAGAACATTAAAAAATTTGTCAAATGTGTTTTTATTAACAAGTTATTATTACCTACCTTGACCTACGTATTTCTTTTTATAATTCTTTGAAGACTTTAATGAACTACTTTTAGATTTAGAATGTACATTAGGTCTTGATATTTTAACATCTACTTTTTTAGATACTTCAGTTTGTTTTTTAGCCATTATAATAGTATTTTATTTTTAAGTTGTCTATAGATATACATTCCTACTGGAATAATTAAAAGCCACAAGTAAACAAAGTAATTAGCTTTTTTATCTACTTTCTTTTGTTTTATATCTTTAGTTTCTTGTTTAGTTTTATATACTTGTTTTAAAACGTTTTTAGACACTTTTTCAGTTGAAGTATCTAATAATACCTTATTAGCTTTTTTGTACTTTAAAACAGCGTTAAAATAACTTGTACCATCTATTACAATAGGTAAACTATCGTTTAAAGGTTTTATTTCTAATTCAGATATATTTTCAGTAATATAAACGTTTTTGTTTATTTTAGATGTACTATCTATTCTTACAACCGAAGTAGAGTCCGTATTGGTTTTAATTACTTCTTTATTTACGTCTACTTTTCTTGAAGCACAACTAAAAAAAACTGCACCACATATGATATATAATATTATTCTCATTTAGTGTAGTATAAAGCTGATTCAGCAATTCTTCTTCTTGTTAAACCATTTAAAACTTTACCACCTGCCTTATTCCACTTTAAAAACTCTTTAGCAATCATAGCATCATTAGGATTTATATTTACTAAACGTAATAAAGTAGATTTTCTAAAGTTAGCTAATCCTACATTATAAGCAAATGAAGTTAAAGCGTTTAATTGATTTACGCTTATCTTAGATTTTACAGATTTTAATACATCTGCTGCAAATTTATCTGCAACTACTTTGAATATTTCGTTTGCATATTCTTTAGTTATTGGTTTATCAGTTAATTTAACCTTAACACCATTTGGATAAAAAGTATTACCATAACCAATAGTTGCTACATTAGCTGAACAATTATATGGTTTAGCACTGAATCCTTCAAACTCTTTTATTAAATCGTAACCTTTATCGCTTAATTTCATTAATATCAGATTTTAATTCTTTTGCTCTATTGAAAGCTTCTTTTAATAATTTCCAAATATCAACTTTAAACGTTTCTTCTATGTTTTCTTTAATAGATACTAATTCTACAAAAATTAATAATATAGCACAAATCTTAGTAAACATAAAGTCGAAACCAAAAGCTTTGTGTATAAATTCGTTTAATACAAATCTGTCAATTAAGAAAAGAAATATAATACATACTTCATATAAAGCCATTTTAGAAATTACATTGCTTAATTTTCTGCTTCTTATTGATTCTAATCCGTTTAGTTTTATACTCTTAAATATACCTGTGAAAGTATCTAAAATTATTGCACTACCTACGGCTATTAATAAACCGTATATAGGTACAAAAAATAAAATTAATGAAGCAAAAAAGTAGTTAATGTATTTCATCTATTCAGCAATTTCTTCTTCTTTTGGTGTTAAAACATTAATAGCTTGTGCAACTGCTACAGCATCGTTTAATTGTAATAAACCACCTTTTTGTGCTAAATGTGCTACTTGTACTAAAATGTCGATTGCTTGTTTAGTTTCCATAATTGTTCATTTATTTGTTAAATTTTTTTATTAAAATATAATTTTATGCTTTTTGTTTTTAATTCTCAAATGGTGGAGCTAAAGTAACATTAATAGGATTAATTAATAAATCCAATTGTTTATCTAAACTTTCTTCCATTGCAGGTACATCTAAAACATTTTCTAACCAACCACAAACTTGGTCTTTTGTTAATTCTTCATAAGGTGTAAAATCTTCACCTGTAGGTAAAGGCATAGAAGTTGCTCCATACATATCAGTTAAAAAACCTTCTTTTTCTGCTTGGTATCTCCAGTGAATAGTAATAACTACGTCTTGTAAATCTCCTTCGTTTTTGATACATTCCATTGCTGAAATTATCCATTTAAAATTTGTCATATTTATTTTTTTTCGTTATACAATAGTGGGGAAATTATATATCGAAATGGGAATCTATTTTACTTAATTTATTAATTTTTTTAATTGCTCAATTTGAGCTTGTTGTTCTTGTATTGCTTTAACTAATAATGATACCATATTTTGATAAGCTAAAGCATCGGGTGTTCCATCTTCTGCATATTGTACAAATTCAGTTAAACCTAATTCATCAACTTCTTCAGCTATAAAACCTGCAAATACTTTACCTTCATCAATTTTAAATTTTCCTTCATAAGAAACAGGTCTTAATTTCATAACTTCTTCTAAACCTTTTGTATAATTTTTTACATTTTTCTTATATTTTATTGATGATGTTGAACGACCAAGACTACCATCTCCAGTATTTATCCAAACGTTTGCTGCTGCTCCTGTTGTATTATTTACAGGTGACAATGTAGTTAACCCTGTTGATATTAATCCATCACCTCTAACCCTAAAAAATGATGTACCTAATGATGATGCAATAGATAAAGCCCAATCACTTGAATTTGTACCTGCTTCTACTGCTAATCCATTTACTTGACCTGCTGTTCCTGAATTATTAAAGAAATATCCAATAGCACTTCCGTTATCTCCTTTAACTTGTAATTTTGCAAATGTTGGTGTTGTAGTATTTATACCTACGTTGCCTGATGAAGTGATACGCATTTTTTCAGAATCATTA